CTCACTTCCGATGGGTTCTTCAGGGAAATACACCTCCCTATTTTGTACGCTGATGACCAACCCTTCAATCAGTTGTTGTTTGCTCTGTGATGTGAACTTGAATCCTTTGATTCGGGGATGGCTTCGTTGCAATTGCTCAACGATAGGATCACCCACACCAGTTGAATCCACGAATGCAGGAATCACACCAATCAATGTCGTAATCTTTGCCAATGTTTGCGACCAATCCGCTTGAAATCGGTCAACATATGCCACGCAATTATTCGCATCTAAACCAATTATGACCGTATAATCCGAATACTTCGCCAAATCCACGCCCCAAGCCACAACACTTCTGTTGGTTACTGGCTTGTAACAACTGCGGATTGCATCAATTCCGAATGGGTTTGTCTTATCATCCGCTGGTTCTGCCAAATACAACTCGTTGAAGACATGAAGTGGGAGATCTCGTTTGGCTTGTTCAACCTCCTCAAGTTTGAGAATCCCTTCCTTGACCGCATCATATGCCGTAATCTTGAAATATCGGTAATCACTCTCACCGCTTCTCGCTCTTTCTCCTAACTTGTAGAACCAATTCTTCTTCCCTTTGACATTCCCAATCAGTTTGCACTTGCCTTGTGTGGCAGTTAGGGTTGAACGCATCGCATACCAACTCTCCTCTCTCATCCTTGATGCCTCATCAATCACCGCAGCACATCATCCCCATACAAGTTGTCAGGCTTCTCACCTGATTTGAATTCTATCCTTGCACCCGTTGGAAGCGTGAGCAAAAGTTTGGTTTCGTTGCTGATGAAGAAGTTTTTGTCCGTGACTTGTGACTTCATCCTTCGGAATGCAATCTCCGCTTGTTGGTATACCGGTGCAACCCACCACACGGATTGGTTGTCCTTGCACTTCAACGCTTGTTCAAATAACCATATGATGTGACTTGCCGTCTTGCCCGTCTTTGTACTCGCAGCAGTAATGGTAAAACGAGCATCACAATCAAGGATGTCCTTTTGGTAACTCGTGACATATGGTCTTTGATAGGTTATTTGCATAAACTTTGATACACACTTAATCTTGTCAAGTTGTGAAGGTCAAGGTTGTGGTAGGTCTCACAATAGATGCGATTTGATTCGCCCATTGACCGTCTCACAGAATGACCAGCATCAATCAGTTTTTCAATGGATGCTTTCCAGTTGTTTTGAGTTGCAAAGATTACACCATCATTTCCGGTATGGTATAAGTATGGGTAAACTGCTGAACAGATAATGGGGATAGAATATGCAGCGGCTTCCACAATCTTCAACTCACTCTTGCAGTTGTTAAAGTGGTTGTCCTGAAGGGGTGCAAGTACGAAATCAAAGTGCTTGTAAACCTCACCGTATTCAAATACCGAAGTGCCTTGAACGATGTTGGCTTTGGGAATCAGTTTCACGATGTTGTTCCAATGATCACTCGGTGTGTATCCGCAAATGTAGAAATCCACATCCATTGAATTGATGTCATCGGCAATGAGCTTCAAATCCTCCTCGTGTGTGATTCCACCAACCCATCCAATTTTCACTCTCTCGTTCTTTTCCTTTGGTTGCTTCCATTGGTTGTGAGATGTATCCAAACAGTTTGGCACAATGTAGACATTCTCGTTGATTGTCCTGACTTCATTGGCGAGTTTTTGAGTGGTGCAGAATACTGCATCCGCATAGTTGATGGCATCCTTGATTGAGTTCTTTATCCCTTTGCGATATGCCCAGTATGCTGGATTGTATTTTGGTAACACCCAATAATCATCCACATCAATCACATAAGGCTTCCCGGCATCCGTGATGCGTTTCAAGACATCGTACTGGTTCTTACCAAGCCATCGTGAGAATACAATCACATCGTATGGTGCAAGGTCAACCGTCATCCATTCGGCTTGTGATTGGCAAACATCCACCTCTGCTTCTCCGTTTATTTGCATTCTCAAGTGTGGTGCGTAGATGCGATGGTAAACCACACCATTGATTCCGTCTGTTAGTATTAAAAGTTTCATAGGGTATTAAGTAAGAAGTTAAAGCCTTGATTCGTTAAATAGTCAAAGCCATTGTTTACAGGAATAACATTTGGTGAGTGAACACATACCTCAAGCAATCGTTTCACTTTCATTTGCTCTGCGATTGCGTAGGTGCTTGACTGATTCCCAATGAACGCCTTGCAACTGCCGACAATGGTTGCCAACATCAAAGCATCCTGACATTTTAATAGTTCACAATCCAATTGCCATCTCTCGGTGAATGCGATGTACTCAGATTCGTATCCAAAGAAGACGCACTTGTGTTCCTTCAATGGGAAATAGTTGATATCGTGATTGCGATAACGAGCAGAGAAGTTCAAAAGAATCTTGTCCGCAAAGTATGGGATAGGTTCACTCGCTTCAATGCAAGGTTCGTAAAGGTCGGTCATCAATTCAGGATAGACAAGGAAGTGATTCCGTCTCAAATCACCAGCACCGAGATTCAATCCGTGATGCCTAAACTTATCAAAGTCATAACCCATATCAATGTGCGAGTGCATCTCAACCTTTCTAATGTACGATTGATGCTCAAGTAATGGCTTGATATATTCGTATGAGTTTAGGTTCATACAGTATCCTCCGCTTGGATGACCGGAAACAGTATTCTGCTCACGGAATCCGATGTGAAAATCTACCGCACCGTGTAACTCTGCAACTCGTTTGGTTGCGGTGAGTGAATAGATTAAATCACCAAGATGTCCCGACTGAATAACTCTCATTCGTTGGGGGTTACTGGGATGGGCATCCAGTACATCACATTGATCCAAGCCATTGTGTTTTGGTCAATCCACATATCGTCAATAAACCGAGCAAGTTTGATTTCGCCATCAAAGGTTGCAACGAGTTTCAGTTCTCCGTCATACGGTGGGAAAGTATCCTCACCTCTCCAAGTTTTTTTCATCGAGATTCAAAGTTATTGTAAAGTTTTTTGATTCAATAGTTTGGTGTTGTGTTTCCTTTGGTTTGCCATATACCCGGTCAAACAATAGCTCAAGCAAATGGATGCTTCCCCTCTCGTAGTCCCGTGTCGCTTTCTTTGCAATCATCGCTATCCAAAAAGGGAGTTCATCGTTCTTGGCAAGTTCAATTAACTCTGTCCGGCTCTTGCTTAATATGGATTGGATGATGTCGTTTGTTTGACCACTTGATAACTTGACATTGTACTCAGCCAAGAACACCTCCCTCAATATCGTTTCCACATTCTTCGGTCTTCCGTTTGGATTTCCGCTTTCACCTTTTTTGAATGGTATCAAATGTTCCTTCGTCATTGTGTTATTGTTCTGTTTTTTTTATGTATATTTGTATGAGTATATAAGCGGGGTTAGTGTAGTGGTAACACATCAGACATCCAGTTTGAAATCGGCGTTCGATTCGACCACCCTGCTCAAAGTTCGTTCTTTTAAGGTGATTTTTTCACCCTTGTACATACCCGCACCCATCTCGTCTATTTTGCTGAATGGTAAAATGGGTAATGTTATTTGACAAGTTTTGTCAATGAGGTAAATGTATCTTAATTGATATCCATCCAATGGCTTTGCCCCGTCTTTTTTGGCTTTTCCCGCACTCATTCCCATATTCTTGTAATTTGCGTTATTTAATGTTTTATCCGCAATGATTACGCCATTCCAATTAAGTATGGTTTTATTTTCTTTGATACCACATAATTGAAAGCCACTTGCCCTATATATTGTGCCATCTCCACATTGTGTGCCATCGCTAAATGATAAAATCCATTTGATGTGCGGGGCGTTCTTTTTGATTAGTTTTATACTAATTGCGATGCACCTGGATTCAGAATACTTTGGCAAATAGTCATCAAATGCCATACGATTTAATTCCAACATTTCATTCCAATTTGTATTGGTCACCATTGGTAAAACTTTTCTTTTGTCCATTGGATTCCCATAACTCATCACCCCGTGTAAATTGCCATCTAAAAAACACCCAAAGTGCAATGTACTATTTGGGACAACCTTGCCACTATAATGGTTTTTCTTGACAAAAACATTTGCAATGGATGATGGAATCACCTTTACGATTATTTCTTTTGCTCTGCCCATTGCATAATGATTAAATAAAGTGCATTTGCATTGCTATTCTCATTTCCCATCGTTTCCATATATTTGTATTCGTCACTTAATTTAATATCCGCAATCGCGTTTTTGATTTGTGTTGCTTGTTCATCTGCAAGTGTAAACGCCATTTGTTGAAACGGAGCTTTATCACCATCAGCCAAGCTGAAATTTTCCCCAAACTCATCGGCATTCACAAAGTCCAAAGGCAAGTCCAATCCCCAGTCATCTAAATCCTCAACATCCCATTCGTTTGCTAACTGATCCCAATCCCATTCTCCGTATCCGACATTGTCTTTGATGATGAACTCTTGCTCTTGCTTGTCGGTCAAGTTTTTTGCCTTGATGATGTATGTTTCTTCAATGCCCAAATGTTCCAATGCCTTCAATCGCATATTGCCACCCAGCACAATCATATCGTCATTGACAACGATTGGTCGGAGTTCCAACATCTGCGGAAAGTCCGTGATTGATTTCAACAACTTCTTAAACTTGTCATCCTTAATTACTCTTGGATTGTTTGGATTCGGTCGTATCTCGCTGACCTTAATTTTTTGTATCATCGTTTACTTAATTTTTGTTCGTGAATGGATTTGAGCCACTCTTTGTATTGTTTCTTATCTCCAAATTTTATGTGATCCTCACGACATAATGCCATCAGGTTGTCAATCGCATCGGCTTCCTTACTCCCTCCGATTCCTCTGGCTTCAATGTGATGGATGTCCACGGCAGTTTTGCCACACACCTCACAAGGGATGAAGTCACTTATGTCATAACCAAAATGGTTTAGGTATGTCATTGTG